AGGCCATGTCGTCGGTAATGTTGCCTCCTGCCTTGTTGAGCACGCGGGTGACCTCTGACTGGTCTTTCACAGCCCGGGTCTCGGCTTGGAGGATTTCGTCGATATCCTGCAAACTCGAGACCGAATGTTGCAGGAGGGGCGTGCCACGCGCAGCCGAAGCGGACGTGAAGTCCACGACGTGCATCATGGAATTGGCGAGCACCTGTCGGCTGGAGTTGTTGGAGCGGTAGACCCAATAGGCCACGACCTCGCCGAAGTCCCCGAACTCGACCCCGTCCCAGACTCGCTCCGGGCGGTCGCGGTCAGCAGGGTCGCCGACGCGGTGGGCTTCGATGATCTGAATGCGGGCTTCGTCTCGGGCGTTACGAACCTTGGCGGCGAAGACGTCTCCGTCGCGGATGAGCGCGCGGACGATGATGCCCTGGCATTGATAGAACGACAGGCGGTTGGTGACGTCGATGCGCTTACCCTTCTCGGCGAAGTATTCCTCGTAAGCCCGCGCGGCCTCAGGGGTGCTCGCGTGGGACTGAGGCTTGATGCCGTCTCCCGACGTATAGAGAACCATATCGTTCAGGATCTGGTTATACATCCCGTAGTTGCGTTCGGCATGGCGACACTTCTTGACCATGATGTTCCGATCGCGGGACGACATCTCCCGACGGGAGTCCACGTTGGCTCCCATGTAAATGATTTGGCGGCCGTTGCTCTGCGTCACGCTCTCCCAGCGCGGGCCGGCAGGATAGCCACCGCCGCCGTTAGCCTGAGCTTGAGGCTGGGGCATACCGGCCGCACCCGTGAGCGCCTTCTTGGGAAGCTTCGCGGGGGCCTTGGGGGTGGACTTCTTGGGAGACTTAGACGCCATAGGTAGAGTCGTTGTTGCGGTTGTCGTAGCGCACGTTGATCACGGTGCGACGGCGACCGTACTTGTTCGGGTCGAGTTGCGAAAGGGCATACATCGCTTCCGACAGCATCTCCTTGGGAGGCAACGCGAACTGCTTGGTCGCGGAGGAGGACGAGTCGGAGTAGGACATGAGCACCTTGCCTTCAGTAATGAAGCTGACCGCCTTCGCCTTGATGGCGAGGAGCTCGTCTTCCGTTAATCCGATGAAAAGTCCCTGCATAAATCTGCGGGCTTAGGCAACGGGGAGAGGTGGTCGAGGCTCTATGCCTCTTGGGCGCACACTCCCGCGACGCTCCTCGACCACCGCTCTTAGGGTCATCATGGCGAACCTCCCTCGCTTTGCAAGTTGTCAACACTCGCCTCCCGGCCGACGACCCCCCAGCGGACGGCCGCCAGCAGGGCGAGGATTTCGCAGTCCAGGGCGTGGTTGTCCTTCTTCCCCTGCGGCATGATCCACGTCGCCTTGCCCGTCCGCCTGTCCTTCACGCGGACTTCGCTATTGATTTGTTCGACATACTCGGGGGTGGCGTCACGGGGGAACGACCAGCACTTTCTCGCTCGCAAGCCGTGGAGCAAGTCCTTGCCCGCGAGATTGCTATGCATAATCAACCATGCCCGGTCTTTGCAGCCAGGGACGAGGATGGCCTGTTTGTCCGAGAAGAAGCGGCGAAGGGTGTTGCCGTCCTTGTCGGTCACCGCGAACGAGTCCGCCCCCGAACCCTTGGCGCACTTCCAACCCCTGAGCGCCGTCTGCCTGTAGACCTCTTGGGTCTGGTCTCCTGAGTCCACTACCACCATGGCCTTGTGGGTACCCGTCGATGTGACGAAGGCCTCCACGTCCTGCCACGTCTCGAGCTTGGCGAAGGCCTTGAGGCGGCTGTGACCGCTCCTCGACCACATCCGGCAGACCCCGTAGAAGTGACCTCGTTGCACGTCGATTCCGACGCTCCGACAGGGGATGCTTCCCGCCGGCGCTCCCTCCCTATCGACCACCTTGCCCGATGGGGTGATGACCGCCTCGCCCGGCCAGTCGTCCGCGATGGCGTAGTCGGCGGACTCCGTCGAGACGACCATGCTTCCGCCGTCATCGCTCCAGGGGATGGCGAGGTACTTCTGTTTGAAAATCTTACGGGCCTCCTCGTCGCCGAACGTCTCGCTGACTTCCTTCGCCTTGATCATGTCCACGGCCAGCGAACCCCAGCTCGTCGAGGCAAGGGCGTTGACGTGCGTACCTACCCAGCCGGTCTTCTGGGGCTGGGCGGTCTGGACGAACTGCGCACCGTTCTCGACGGCGTTGCATTCGATGCGCGTCTCGTTCGTATCTGGCAGACGCACCTTGCAGGATGCGCATTCGTAGGTCGTGTTCTGTTCTACCATCAGGTGATCCCAGCCGGCGGGACTCTTGGCCTGTTCGGGGAAGCGGACGTATGACCAGTCCCAAGGCTGGAGCGCCTTGCAATGCGGGCAGACGAAATTCCATTCGTGCCGCGTGGTCATCATCCAGATGTTGTCGAGGTCGCCCCCGACCATGCCGGCCTGAGACAGATACAGTTTCTTAGCCGTCCATTCGTAGGCCTTCGTGCGGGCCATCGACTGCGCCACCGCCCCTTTCTTCCAAAGCCAGATTTCGTCCCCGATAACGAACCTCGTCGAGATGCGCTGCAGGTCTTTCTCCGTCGTGGCCGAATTGTTGTAGACGATCGTGCCGTCCGCGAAGTCGATGATATCGCTCTTCGGGTTGTCGTTCGGCGAGATGTGCCGGCGCACCTCGTCCACCAGATTGAACATCGGCCGCAGGTAACGGATGGTGAAGTCCGCCGCGTTGACCTGGTTGTCCATGTAGATGACCATGTTCCCGCGGTCGTTCGCCATCAGGTAGGTCGCCGCCAATCGTGCCTTGAGGGTCTTGCCCGTCTGAATCGACCACAGGTCGACCATCGTCCTGGTCGCAGGGTCGAGGAACAGGCGTAGGCTTTCCGCGATCCACGGCCAGCGGGCAGGGTTGTATCCGCCGGCGAACGCACCGGCAGGGACGCGGGTGATGTTCCTCGCCAGCCATTTGACCGGGTCGGCGTTGTCGGGCGGGGTCAGCGACTCGCGGCCGATGGCGATGAGCTCAGCGCGGTTCATCAGTCGAGGTCGATGCCGTGACGCTTGAGCATCAGGTAGAGTTGGTCGGAGATGTCCGCCCACTTCCGACGCTTGTCCTGGAAGGGACGCGAGGGCTTGGGCATCGGCTTGCGCTTGGCCGCCGGCTTGCGCTTGCGCTTAGGCATCGGCCGCTCCTCCGCTCAGCTTCTCGCGAACCTTGCGGACGTAAGCCTGGAGGACGGCGATGGCCTTGGGCGGGTCGTTAGGGTTGCACGCCTCGCCGCATTCGCTGGGCATCCGCTCCATCATCTCGATCCATTCTCCGGTCAGGTGAAGCATCGCCTCCTTGGCCTCGGATGCCTTGATGTATTCGCGGGCCATCAGCGCACGACGCTCCGCCTCGGCCTCGAGGTCGATGAGCTTGGCGGTCGCTTGGTTGTACTGCGTATGGTACTTGGCTTGGTCTCGGTCGCCCGTCTCCATGGCCGTCTGCCAGACGTCACGCGCCCGACTGACTAGGACGTTCTGCCGATGGATGCGCTGCTGGATCGTGCCGTCGTCCAGAGAAGTCTGCTCGGCCGGCATCGGGGCCGACGCGGCTCGGGCCGCCGCCCTGGCTTCACGCCAAGCGAGCGCTTCCTCGATGCTGGTCATGGGCATCCCTTCACGGCGCAGCACGCCGACGCGTTGAACTGAAACGCCCAAAGCCTCCGCGATCGTGGCGGTCGTGACGGGCTTAGGCTGGCTCATTTAAACGGGGGTTTTGTGTCAACGAGACCCGCATCTTTTTGATGCGGTGGCAGGCCACGCGTGGATTCGGGACTTCCAAGGAGACTCCTGACGACACCCCCTTTTAGGCCTTTTGGCGTGTTATTCTTGATATAATCAGCGATATCCACGCATAGGGCGATGAATTCGTCGTGCGTCTTGTCGCGCTTAACGAAGTTGGCGGCCGCAGTTACCCAATGGAGATTATCTGCCGCGTTGGTTCCTCCTCGGCTTACCGGAATCTTATGATCTACCTCTGCATGACGACCCAGCCTCTGACCCGTGTAGGCGCACCTTCCTCGCTGGCTGTACCAGGCACGGGATAGGACAGCGGCAAGTTGTTCGGGATTATCGTCTGAGCCGACATGATGTATAGCGCACAACGCACGCACAAAGAAGAACCGGCGTCGATGGTACTTGGCGTTAGATACCTTCTTGATGGCCTTCAGCTTCTCGGGGTTTTCCTTCCGATACTTTGCATTAGCCAGAAGCTTCTTTTGTTTGTTCAGGTAGTACTGAGCCTTGGCACGCTCACGCTGTACGGCGCGAAGCCTGTCGGCATTGTCGTAGTAGTATTGAAGCGCCTTGCTGCGCTTCTCGGTTGGGATTCGTTGGGCCATATTAGTAGGTTCTACTATTGCGTGGTAGGGCAACCTACTTTCGTTTCCTTGGCTTGGCCTTCAGTTTGCGTTCCTGGGCTTCGCGCTCGGCCTTCGCGTACTCGCCGGTGAAGTTGCCAAGCGAATCGGGAGTGAATTGTTCGCGCATATGCTTGGCCCGCTTGTGGATCGCTTGCTTCGTGACGTCATACATCTTGGCGATGTCGGGAGCGGGTAGGCATCCGGGCAGGTCGAGCGCCCACCTGACGAGCTCGACGTGGCGGCGCAGGTTGAAGTCATCGGTCATGGCCAGCGCGTCGATGAATGACTTGAGCATCATACCGACGTGCTCGCGGCTGATGAACGAATCCGTCTCGATACGCGGCTCGGCCTCGGTCGAGTTCCAGATGCGGCGCCAGGACTGAACCTCGCAGACGCGGCGAGGTTGCACCATCTCGCGGTAAGGCAGCACGCCGCCGTCCCTGAGCCTGTCCTGCTGGGCTTTGGGCAGAGAGTAGAACCAAGCGTCAAACGACTTCGAGTCCGCCGCCGGCGCTGAGAGGTCGTGGACTGTCTTAGCCATCTGTCCTTTATTCGGCGGGCAACCATCGGAAACGCAAAGGGTATAAAGTTACTACGCCCGCGACAGTCACTCGGCGACAGGCTCGGGAGGCCGCGAGACGTACCACAGTCCGTCCAGGGCGAAGGTGATGATGCCATTCCTCCTCATCCGCCAGATCAGGGACGTGACCTTGCCGGAGTATTCGATGTCCCTGGCGATGTGCTCCCTCAGCTCGTGGGTGGTCAGGGTGGCCGGCCAATGGGCGACGGCCTGACGGATCGCGTCGTTCTTCTCCCTCTTCTTCCTTGATGCCTCCACGGTGGCCTGTCTGCGGCAGGCTTCCATGTGG